TAACAAACCAATGAACAATAAATCAATAATAGCACACAAAGGATTATCTAATACAATTAACTTTAATATTAGAAACCGTGATAGAAAACTACAACCTGTATTTACAGATGAGGTTGTTGCATACATTGTGAACCCAGCAACTCGTAAACGTTTACTATCTAAAAGAATTGAAGTAACTAGTGATGCAGGAATGGTGAAATTGCATTTAACAGAAGGCGACTTACAAGATATTAACGCAGGATTATACAGACTATATGTAACTAGAACTAATGCAGAAGGCACAGACCTCCCAGTGTATTCAAACCAGAACAATGACGTTGCATTAGACATTGAAATATCTGAGCAGGCAGTTTTGGATCCTATCCCTACACAGTTTAACGTAACAATGACCGAACCAAGTAACAATGTATTTGTTTCAAGTGCATTCCTTGGTAACTTGGATAGCAACTTTAAAAATGCTCAACACAGTGTTGCAATATATCATTCAACTTACACAGGTAATATTAAAATACAAGCAAGTTGTATGCAAACAACTCCACAAGGCGACGATAGACATGCTGACTGGTTTGATGTAGTTAGTAATGTTGCTATCGCAGGAACATCGGATATATTGCATAAAACTTTTGCAGTTAATTGTAATTGGGTGCGAGTAATAAGTTATCCTGCTGATGCTGATAGCACTATTTCCAATATTCACGTAAGAAACTAAAAAACATTTGACTTTGACATTTAACTCTGCTATAATATGCCTATGAGTGTGGATTCTGTAGTCGAACAAGTACATAGATTATTAGTAGATAATATTCCTGTGCGTAGTAACAAGACACCTAGTGGCTGGGTTACATTTGATTGTCCTGTATGCAGTGACAATCGTAAACGTGCAGGTGTTATTTCTAATGGTGCTAAGATTAGCTTTAATTGTTTTAACTGTGGACACAAAACAGGTTGGTCTCCTAATCCTTACATGGGTAAGAAGTATAAAGACTTAGCTATGAGACTAGGAGCCACTACTGCTGACGTACATGCTGTACAAGTAGAGATGTTAAAATTCAGTGATGACTTGCAAGAGTCTGAGGGTACTAACTATGTTTACAATTTAAGCAAATTTGACACAGTGGAATTACCAGAAGGTGTGCAAACAATTGATAGTTTGGAAGATGGTAACGCACTAAAAGAGTATGCTAGACAACGTGGCTTGTTAGGCATATATCCTTTGCTACATTTTAATGATATAGCAAACAAGAAAAGAGTTATTGTGCCTTTTACATACAACAGTGAGATTGTAGGATGGACAGGAAGACATATTGCACCACCTGATAAGCAAACACCGAAGTACTTGCACAAACTACAACCAGGCTATGTGTTTAATGTAGATGCATTTGCTGACAGTGAACGAGAAATAGTTATTGTAACAGAAGGTGTATTTGATGCAATACTAGTAGATGGTGTTAGCATACTGGGTAATACTATAACACCTGAACAAGCACACTTGATTGACAGACTAGGTAAACGTGTTATAGTATGTCCTGACAGAGATAGTGCAGGTAAAGAACTAATTGAACAGGCACTTGAATTAGATTGGGAAATAAGTTTCCCACCTTGGCATGTTGATGTTAAAGATGCCGCAGATGCAGTCGCCAGATATGGCAGACTTTTAACAGTTGCAAGTATAATTAAATATGCAACCGATAATAAGATTAAATCACAAGTAAAGATGAGAATGCTATAATGGATATAAAAGATTACAACGAAGATGTACAGGAAATGTTTTTGAGGTTCTTGATCAGTGATCCTTCATTGTTCTCAAGATGTCAGAACATTGTTGAACCTGAATTCTTTAATAGAAAGTTTCGCCCTTCAGTTGAATTATTACAAAATCACAGCACTGAATTTAATTCTATTCCTACTCTAGAGCAAATACAAGCAGTGGGAGGAATTGATTTATTACCTATTGAAAATATAACACCAGATCATCACAATTGGTTCTTGCGTGAGTTTGAAACATTCTGTAGACATAAAGCACTTGAAGCAGCAATTATTGAAAGCACAGACTTGTTAGAGAATCAAGACTATGGCACAGTAGAAGAAAAAATTAAAAAAGCAGTACAAACAGGTCTTGTGAAAGATTTAGGATTAGATTACTTTGAAAATCCCAAAGAAAGACTAGAGTGGATCAAGCAACAAGCAGGTGCAACTAGTAGTGGATGGAAAGGAGTCGATCAAAAGTTATATGGTGGCATGAATAGAGGCGAGATTAATATATTTGCTGCCCCAAGTGGCGGCGGAAAGAGTTTGTTCTTGCAAAACTTAGCAGTTAATTGGGTACTAGCAGGACTTAATTGTGTTTACATTAGTCTAGAGCTTAGTGAACAACTTATTAGTATGCGTTTAGATGCAATGGTCAGTGGTTACGGTACTAGAGACGTTATGAAAAACATCGATGATGTTGATCTTCGTGTGAGAATGAAAGCAAAAGGTGCTGGCAAACTTCGTGTTAAGCAAATGCCTAGTGGTATTAACACAAATGACATTAGAGTATTTTTACGAGAGTATGAAATTGAGTGTGGAGAAAAAGTAGATTGCTTGTTAGTAGATTACTTGGACTTAATGATGCCCATTAGTGCTAAAATATCAGCAGAAAACTTGTTTGTTAAAGACAAATACATTTCAGAAGAGTTGCGTAACTTAGCAGTAGAGCGTGATATACTAATGGCAACAGCATCGCAGTTAGGAAGAAGTGCTGTAGAAGAAGTAGAATATGATCACAGCCATATTGCTGGCGGTATTAGTAAAGTGAATACAGCAGATAACGTTATTGGTATATTTTCAAGTAATGCTATGCGAGAACGAGGCAGATATCAAATACAATTTATGAAAACTCGTAGTAGTGCAGGTGTTGGTAGTAAAGTTGATCTAAAGTTTGATACAGATACATTAAGAATTGAAGATTTAGAAGAGGGTGATGAAGATTCACTAACAATGAGTACTAACAGTTTAGTCGATCAATTAAAGAGAAACAGTAGCATTAAAGCAGAAGAGCCAGAAGCACAAGACACTGTAGGACAAGCATTAAACATGGTCGACTTTTTACGCAAGAATGACGACTTCTAATTGATAAATAGTGTTAAGCCTATTAACAGGAGCGTAATGTGCGAAAGACTCGTAGCATAATAGAAGAATTAAATCTTATTTCTGTCGACAGAGATAGAAATCATGTGGTTGAGAACCGCGGCGAACACCTTATTGAAAGTGTAATACATTTAATTGAAAGAATTGAATTAAATTACAGTGAGGCGCAGGCAAAAGATTTAACTAATCGTATAATCAATAGCATTAGAGCTAAAGATTCTTCCAAATTCGCCCGAGGCATTAAAAAAGTAATTAAAGAGAGCCAACGGGAAGATACGAATGATATTACGTGATTCACTTAACACCAAATTAAACCTATACGAAAGCAAAAGTCATCAGATTTTAACTGAAGGGGTTTGGCAACAACTAGACGAAGATACTAAAGCCTACGTTAATAGATGGGAAAAAGAACTTTGGCCTTTACTAGAAGAATATCAAAGTTTAGCAGAAGCTGAACTCACAGCAGATCAGATTACATCAATCTTCGGCAATGCAGAAAAAGTTGCAGTTGACTCTGGTAAGTACAAAACAAAATTAGGACAAGCAGGACTTGCGGCACAAGACGCAGGTAAAGCAGTTGTCGGTGGCGTCAAAGTAGCTGCCGATGTAATGAAAAAGATCAATGCTAAAGTTAATGAACTTGGAGCAATGATACAAGATACTGCACCGGTTAAAGGATTAGATGCAGCATTTGAAAAAGCAAAACTAGATTTAAACACTAAACTAGGTGGCAAAGATTCTAAAGTTAACAAAGCTATTGCTAAGATGGCAGAAGCAGCCAAGGACAATCCAGGTAAAACAAAATTCTTAATAGCACTACTAACAACAGCAGCAGCATTTGGTGCTGGCCCAGCAGGCGGTGCCGCAGCAGGTTTTGTTTTAAGGTTAGGTAATGATTTACTAGCAGGTGATAAACTTTCAACAGCAGTAGGCAAAGGTGCTAAGACAGCAGTTGCTGGTTTCTTAGCAGGTAAAGCATTTCAATTCCTAGGTAGCGAACTAACAGATATGTTCTCTAGTGGTGTCGAATCAGATTTAGCGACTGCTACTCAATCATTGCAGGATGCAACAGTAGATGAGTACACTAGAGAAGCTATAGCACAAGGCGGCCCAGCGAAAGAATTATGGAATCAAACATTCCCAGACGGTTCAGTAGACTTGTCTGTATCGACTACAGGTACTACAGGAAATTATTTTAGTGGCAATGTTATAATGACCATGGATCAGTATGAACAATACAATGCATTAAAAGATGCAGCATCGCAGTTTAATTCATTTGGTGATGAAGCAGTACAGCAAACAGCAAAAGCATATAACTATATTGAACAAATTAAAGCAACTACTGATCAATCAATGCTAATGCAAATCAAAGACGCAGGTATAAAAGCATCTAATGCTATCTTCGACGCAGGTCAGGCAGCGTTAGAAGATCCTGGACTACAAGCAGAAATATCAGCCTTAACAGGTGACGCTGCAAAAGATGTTGCTAAGATGGCAAAAATTACTGACATAGCATCAGCATTAGGCCAAGGTGCTGCAACAGCCGCAACAATACCTGGAAAGAAAGCAGAACCAGAAGCAGAACAAAATCCTAAAGCAGAAAGTATTGATTACAATTTACTTTACACTAAGCACTTATCCGGCATACCACTAAATGAAGCAGAACAACAACTAGTAAATGAAATTGGAATGGCAGACATTAAACGTGGAGCTGCAAAAGCAGCCGCAGTAGTTGGTGGAGCCGCTAAGAAAGTAGGTGGAGCATTAGTAGGCAAAGCAAAAGAAACAGGCAAAGAGTTAGGTAATAGCATTACTGTTAAAAAACTTACAGCATTATGGAACAAGGCTAAGAAGCCAACAGATTCTCAATCAATTGCAAACATATTAGCACAGGGTGGTATGGAACCAGAGGATATTGCAACAGCAGGACCTGAGTTACCAGCACCAACTGCACCTACAGCAAAGCCAGAACCAGAAGAACAACCACAAGCAGGTGGTGAACAACCACAAGCAGGGCAAGAACAACCACAAGCAGATGCTAACCAAGACGGAAAAGATGACGCTACAGGCGCACCAATTGCTCCTCAGGGTGCAAGTACCCCAGGTGAACCACAAACAGGCGCACAGGGCACTACAAGCGGTGCTGCAGGCGGTTCTGCAGGTGGACAGGGTGCTATACAACAAGGTGTTCAACAAGCAAAAGGTGGAGCAACACCAGCACCAGCAGACGGAGAAGAAGAGCCAGCAGACGATTCACACTTACCAGAATTGAAAGCAGGAAAGACAGCCACAGTTAATAAAATTAAATTTACATTTGACGGCACAGGTTGGAAAGATGAAATGGGTAGACCTGCATCAGGTGCAATGCAACAAGAGTTAATGAAACAGTATGGCAGAAACGGTGACGGTACACCATTAAAGAAAGGCATTATAGGTAGAGCAAAAGATTATATAAGCGGCAAAACACCAGGTTTAGCTCAAGCAACACGATCAGATCCTAATGCAAGTACTGGAAAAAAATTAGCAGGTATGGCTGGAGCAGCAATTGGCGGAATGTTTGGTAAGTCAGGAGGTGGTAAGCAAGCAGAACCAGGAACTCCAGAGGAACCAGGAACACCAGAGCAACCAGCACAGCCAGGACAACCGGCACAGCCAGCACAGCCACAAGCAGGTGAACAACCAGCGGCAAGTGCAGATGCTCAACAACAGCCAGATGTTAAGTCACTAAGTCCACAATCTCATAGGCAGTTAGGTGCTTACCAACAAAAAGTTATATCAACAGGAGATGTTGAATCCGCAAAAGGCATGGTCGAACTTTTATCAACTAAGTTAAAAGCAGGCGGAGATCCTAAAGAGATTTCGCAATATGCAAGTGCAGTTGCACCAGTGTTAAAAAGAAATCCAGAATTCATGAAAAACAATAAAGAATTATACACGCATCTTGTTAAAATAGCAAGAGGTATGAGAACAGAAGCATATGAGCATTTGTGTAAGATACTTGAATATGCAAACCTTAGTTGGGAAGATTTAGGATATAGAGCTTCTGTAACGGAAAGTAATGTAATGTTGTTTCCATTAAAAGAACTAAATGTATTAGAAGAATCTGTGTCTTTACAAGAAATGAAAAGTTTAGCAGGCATATAAATGCGTTTTATAGAGATATCTAAACCTCTAGTTACTAGAGTAATCAATGAGAGCTTGTTACTGGAAGCAGACGGCAAGAATACTCACATGGAACACCTTGAAGATAATATCTTTAACAAAGGATATCAAGGAGCCAAAGAAGCAGTAGATTACTTATACAGTTTACATCAAATGTTAGAAGGCTCAGCAAAGGGTGCCTTTGATATGACTGTGAAGTGGGACGGCTCACCAGCAATCGTAGCAGGTAAAGATCCAGCAACTGGCAAATTCTTTGTAGGTACTAAAGGTGTGTTTGCCGGAAAAGCAAAACTAAACTTTACTGACCAAGACATTGACAACTATCACGCAGACAAAGGTGACAAAGACGGCAGTGGTTTACGAATCAAATTAAAAAATTGTTTAAAACATTTAAGCAAATTGAATTGGGACACAGTTGCACAAGGCGACATGATGTTTCAAAAAGGCGACATCAAAGAAATGAATCATGATGGAGAAGCCTTAATATATTTTAAGCCTAATACTCTTGCTTATGCTTTACCAAAGGACAGTGAACTAGCACAGCAAATGCTAAGTGCTGATCTAGGTATAGTGTGGCATACAGAGTATGCAGGCGGACCAACACTAGCAGATACAACAGCATCATTTGGATTTGATTCAACTAGATTAGGTAGTACATCTAGTGTTTGGCAAACTGATGCAAACATCAAAGATGTATCAGGTACAGTAACAATGACTGCTGAAGAATCAGCAGAAGTATTAGCAACTATCAAAGCCGCCGACACTTACACTAAGCAAATTAGTAAAGATGTGTTTAATTGGTTAGAGAAAGGCAACGACTTAGTAGGTAAAGATTTCTTACAACAACTAAAAGCCACAGTAAACAATAAGATTAGAGCAGGAGACTTTGGCTCCCCTGAAAGTTTAGCAAAAGAATTTGTTGTAAAATGGATCGACAGGTCTACAAAAGAAATTGATAAAGTTAAAATGCAAAAAACTAAAGATGCTAAAACAGATAGTATGGTTAAGACTGTAGCATTCATTAAACAACATGCTGCTGAAATTACAGCAGTGTATGATTTATACTTGATGCTTATTAAAGCAAAACTTGTAATCATAGCAAAGTTAGGAAAATTACAAAGTACACAAACGTTTGCCGCAGATGGCGAAGGATTTAAAGCCACAAGTGGTGAAGGCTTTGTTGCTATTGACCGAATTGGTAATGCTCTCAAACTAGTTGACAGAATGGAATTCAGTAGATTAAACTTTGGAACAGGGAAGCCAACAGGATAATGGAATTAGAATTTATAGATCAAGAAATATCAGAAAGTAGATTGTATAGATCTTCTGGTAACATGGGTCAACTCACTGGCAGAAACGTTGCTGACTTACTGTATCTCAATACTATTGCACTTTATTTAATGGTACAAGATGATATACAGCATGGATATGCAAGTAACTATGCAAAGCAAACTACCCAGTACGGTGGCTACAATACTTTTAGAACAAGTGCAACTGATTTATATCTATTAGCATATATGATAAACCAACCTAAGAATGATAAAATACAATTAAAGAACAGAATGTCTAGTGTTTCTTTCCTTAAGGGATTAAACTTTGATAGTCGTAAGCACTTTATGTTTATGAAGAAGATAGCAAATGGTTCAGATAGAAAAAATGAAGCAGTAGGTTACTTCTTTAGACTAGAGTCACAACTTAAGGTTACAGATTCTAAATTTAAACAATACCGTAGATATATTACCGACTGGGGTAACTTAAAATTTTCAAGTAGACAGTTAGTAGTGACTAAACTATTACAAACAATGCGTTACTTAGGAAGAGGCAGTGAACTTTTAGCTCCAATGACATCTATGGTCAAGTATAGATCATTTACGTCAGAGCCAGCATATGATGTACCTAGAACTAGTTTTGCAAAAAAAGTTGGTGGAGCAGCACTTGGTGCAGTTGCAGGAAGATATGCCGCTAAGAAACTAACAAAACTTGCTAAAAATAAACCTGGTACACTTAAAAAAGCAGGCACAGGTATAGGTGCAATTGCAGGCTATTGGGCAGCTGGTAGAAAGAAGAAATAAGTATAATGTCAATCGAACTCAGCGATACTATTCCAGGGTTCTCTAATAAAAATTACCCATGGGACGAAATTATTGATCAATTGCCTATGTCTGGCACGTTACTAGAAGTTGGCACAGGATGTGGTTTGTCAGCAGCTACCTTTGCTGAAAAGTTCAATGAAACAGGCAGAGATTATACTATACATACTATTGACCAATGTCATGGCTTTAATATAGACGGAATATCATACACTAGCGAACAACAACTAGAGTATATTAGCCAGGTAGTAGACGCATGGGACAACATATCATTTACTAGATGTGATTTTTTCAAGAGGTATTGGGAGACACCAACAGTGTTATTTCTTGATGCTTCTCATACTTATAGGCATACTCGTAATGCATTAAGAATAATGACAAAAGCAGAAATTATATTAGTAGATGATTATACGCCTATATTCCCAGGGGTAATGGCTGCGGTAGATGCATTCCAGCAAAGGACAAACAAAGAATTAGCAGTGTTTGAGACCGGCCATGACGACAATATGTCTTGTGCTATGTTTAAGTAGATAAATACAAGCATGAGAATAGACGAAATTATTATACTAGAAAATAACGATGCTGAGCTAAGACAGGAATTAGGACAGGAATTTGATGACGAATACGGCAATCCGAAACTGCCTCAATTTATAATGTTAGACAGAGCAAGTGTTGTTGCACTAGCAGTAGGCTATTACAAAAGACCTTTGTGGACAGCTGGCATGTCAATAAAGGGTGCTGTCAAACAAAGATATCCAGACTTTCAAGTAAAATACAGTGGCATGACAAAAGATCAGGCCAAAGCAGTTGCAACGGCCGATAAAGTAAAAGAGCCGGAAGATACCTTACAGCAGAAAATTGCAAAGGGCATGGAAAAGCCGGATGCTACGCCAACGCCAACAGGAACTGTAGGTGGACAAATAGGCAATAAAAATGCTTATAAAGGTGATGGCTCTTTTAAAAATTCAAAATTTAATCCTCTTGCCGGCACCGATCGATCAAGTTTAAGAAAAGCAATCGGTAGTGGATTGGCAAAAGCAAGGTCTAACTTTAAAAATTCTGATACTTTTAGAGTTAAAAAATCATAAAAGACAGTTTTTATATCTTTTTTTACCGATAAAATGATAAATAACTACATAGAGTAAGAATTAACTCTACATTATATTTAGGAGAATTAAAATGGCACAAGCAAACCCAAACGCAGCAGTAAGAGCAGCAAACGGATTCGTAGGTACAACTCACATCTTAGAAGTAGATGACGTTACAGCAGTAACAGTTGCAGCAGCAGTTGCTGAAGCACAAGCAGAAGGCTTCATAGTTGTAGCAGTAGAAGGTATAGTAAGTGGAAGTCACATCGCTTTACAAGGCGCAGCGGCAACACCTAGTATTACTGGCGCTACATTAATCGCAACATTCGGTTAATATCCAAACAATTATTGTTTAAAAATCCTCACTTGTGGGGATTTTTTTTGGGTATATTTTGATAAATATTAGTATAGGGCAAGAAAGCCTGACTATATTGGAGAGATAAAATGGCACAAACAAGAGTACATGGTTTCACAGAAGACCTAAATGCATTCGGAAGACAATTACATGTTGCAACAGCAACAGTTTCAACTAACATGACGCAAGCGAAGATGGATGCTTTAATAGCAGCAATCACAGTGCAAAACTATACTATTACTGGAATCGAAGGATTTGTAGTAGACGTAGCAACAGCAGTTCACGTAGCATACGAAGGCGGACCAGCAATTGCTGATGATTCTTCAGATGCATTAGGCGTAACTGGTTGTGCATGGGCAGCAGTGGTTTCATTCGCAGGCTAAACTAATTCCTTACTACCTTAGGGATCGTGCTTAGTTGCACACCAAAAGCACTCTTCGGAGTGCTTTTTTTTGACTTTAAAATATTTTTGGATACATGTTATTAGTTTGATGATAAATAGTGTGTATAGGAGACACACATGACTTTAAATAGAAGCGGCGCAATGAACAGCCAAGAAGTTGTTACAGGAAATATAGAATTTTACACACTTTTCACATCACTAGATATTACACATACAGGTGATTTTACAGATGACACGCAGAAGGATTTTGAAAGTGTTGTTCAAGTTATTGGATTAAGAGCTATGCCAATCATCATGAACAGACCAGTTGCCTTAAATGGTGTAGGTGCTAACGTATTACAAGGATACGGTGCTCCATCAATAACAGGCGCAGGCTGGATTTTCAAATTTGCTTTTGAGCGTGAAAGTGTGCATAGCATTGATACATTAAAAGATGAACTTGACGGAATTGTTTTAAATGCAGGCACAATTGATACAAAAACTACAGTGAACATGGAGTTTACTAAACAGGACTTATTATAAGATGCCAAAGAAATCAAAACCAGAATTAGATCAAGCTGCTGATTCACTTCCAGCATACTCAGGTAACGTTGAAGCACATATTATTGCTGACATGCTTCGTATTGAAGCCATAACAACAGAGTTGCGTGAATTTAAAAATGATACTAAACAGCGATTAAATAAAATGGAAAGCTGGATTATTGCCATAATTGGTGTTACAGTTACTACATTGTTAGGTACAATTGCAATACTAGCACAGAGTTTAATAAAATGAAACTTGATGAAGTAACAGGCGGTGAAATAGTCGAAGCTCGTATGGTTTGGCGCCGAATGGGCAACACAATTAAACGTGCTGTTCGTTGTACTAGTGGTCCTAGAGCAGGCAGAGTTGTAAAAAATTCAAGCCAATGTTCGAAACCCATAGATCTCAAAAAGCGTATGACATTGAGAAGAACAAAAGCAAAAATGGGCAAAAGAATGATTCGTAAAGCTCGTAGAACAAAAAGATTTAATCCAGTAGCAAAGCGATTAAAAACACTTAACAAGCGGTAATTGACAAGTTATGAAGGCAAAAGATATTCGCACAATCAAATCACTGATCTCTGAGTATGGAATGAATAGCGGAGTAAGCACTCCCTCATCACAACAACAGACTGGTGCAACTGCTAAAGCAACAGCAGCCACTAAGACACCTAAGCCGCCAAAGTCCAGTGTTAATAAACCACAAGTTAGTCCTAGCAGTCAGCAAAATAAAACAGACGCTGAACAACCAGAACCAGTTGAGCCAATTATATCAAAAGCAAAAGAGTTAGCACAAGACTTCGAATACCAAGACGACAAAGGCAATACAGTTAAAGTAATGAGCCCTGTAAACAACGGCCTAAACAAAGATGCAGTTGTTGTACAAAATCAAAAGAACAAAGAATTTTATACATTAGATCCTGAAGATGATATTACATTACCAGGTGAAGAAGCAGTAACAGAAAGATCAGATCTTCACAAAGGACAAAAGCGTAAGCAAAAAATTAAAAGTAAAATCAAAAGATTAATCAGAGCACAAAAATATATACAACAAGGTGATCCAATATTTGAAATAAATTTCAATAGTCCTACAGTTGCAAAAGATTCATTAAACGCAAACATTAGATGTGGTTTTGAAGCAGAAACAATATGGGAAGGCTTTTCATCGGGCGACGATGATGAGGACTTTCTATATGGTGAAAACTGGTCTGGAGTACAAGACTTAATATATGATCAAGAAGGCTCTAGAAGTGTTGACCAAGTAAATGAAGCATTTAGAGAATGGCTACAAGAGTCTGATAAGTTTTATGATTACGAAAGTGAAGTAATAAATGAACTAGTAGACGAACGCAAAGAAGATCCTGACTATTTAGATAATTATGTTTCATACGAAGTTGACATGGATGATGTAACAAACTACAAAGAAATGATACTACAGGGTTTAGAAGATCAAGATGATCGTCAAGCACAGGAAGAAATAGAAGAACGAAGTGACTGGGAAGAAGATGCATGGGCCAGAGAATATGTTGATGCCGAAC